GTCGTACTTTTCGGCTTTCGCCTTCCAGTCAGCCGCCGTTCGCATGGCCAGGATATCGGATGCGCGGGCTTGGGAGATCAGCTCGTCGGTATAGCCCAACTCCTTGGCGACGGCGGTAAGCTTGCGCTGAAGCTCGGGGCCGGTCGTAGGGTCGGCATATTCCGGGAAATGTTCGACGATGATGCGGTGCTGTTCCGCGTTGGTGGCCTGCTCCATCTGCATGGCGCGGGCCTGTGCCTGCTGAGCGAGTTGCTGAGCCGTCTGCTGCGCCTGCTGGCGCTGGGCTACGGCGTCGTCATACTTACGCTGCTGCATGGCGTATTCGTACGGATTGGTTGCAAGCAAAGCCGGGTCAGGCCGCTCGGGAGCCATGCTCTCGGCGTACTGCTGCCACTGCTGCGCATAGGCCGCTTCAATCTGCGCCAGTTCGGCATTCGCCTGCTGGATCGCGGTTTGCTGCGCCTGCCTTGCTTCCTGCGCCTTTTGATGAAGGCCCTTCTCGGCCTCTCCGATGCGCTTGGAGAGAATCTCCTGCGCTGGTCGGGGAAGGCTCTTGAAGGTTTCCTTATCTTCGGCGCTCAACGATACCGGCGGGTCGATGGGAGGAAGATCGTCGGCTTCCTCTTCGATTTCCGGTTCGTCTTCGGCTTCTTCGCCGGTCGGCTCTTCGCCTTCGGTTTCTGCCGGTTGCTCTTCTTCGTCCGTTACGCCGAACTCTTCGGCCGCAAGCTGCGTAAACACGTCTGCGGGGTTGGTCGGTTCGACGGGCGTGGCCTCGCCTCCGACTGCCTCGAGGGGCTGGGTCATCGGTCTTGGTCCTTTTGGACTTCTGGTGTTGCCGCTCGAAAGCGGATCGCCGGGTGTCCCGGTCGATAGGGTGGCGGGTAGGCCCCGCTCTTATGGTTAAACTCCAACGATCTTCAGCAGGCGCTGCTGCGCGTCGCTCATCTGTTCGATCTTCTCGGCCCTCAGCTTCTGGCGCTGAGCCAAATCACCATCGCGGATGATCTCGGCCATGCCCGACTGAAGCGTGTCCACTACCCGCAATGCGACGGCCAGCGTCGTGAGCTTGTCGGCGCGGGTGCCGGGGTGCAATTCCCCAATCGCCACCTCCGACATGCGGCCCGCGTATTCCTTGCGCAGGTTCTCGAACATCGGCGTCAGGAACTCATCCAGCGCCGCTTTGGCGCGGTGCGCGCGGGCCATGCGTTCGCTCATGCGTCGATCTCCGCTAGCGCGCTGTTCAGGGCTGCCCGCAATTCCTCATTCGTGACGGTCTTTGCATCCATGCTCATCAGGGTCGCCAGAAGCTCGATCAGCACCCGCCCCGGCGGTGTCGGGACAACGATGCTGATGGTCACTTGGCAAGGCTCCCACCGGGCCGCATCTTCGCGATGCGCTGCTTCGTATCCTCGGAAGCCGCGTGCTTGTGCGCCTCCAGGATCATCTGCTGCTGGTCGAGCCACGCCTGAAGGTCCTGCTCGCGCACCGCGATTGCCGCTTCCTGATGCTGTCTCAGTATCTCCAGTTGCGCCTGATCCGCGTGCTGGGCGGCCATCTGCTGAATCTTCTGCGCGTCGGCGTCCCGTTGCGCTTCGATCGCCTGCTGCTTCACCTGCACCTGCGCCATCAGCGCCTGAACCTTGGGATCGGGCGTTTGTTGCGGTGGGATCGGGTTGCCCTGCTCGTCCTTGGGCGGCTCAGTGAACAGGTCGTTCGGAGCCAAACCAAAGTCACGCGCAAGCCCGATCGCGTTGTTGTAAAGGTTGTCCTCGGTGACGATCTGCGAGCCCGCCTGTTTGAGCAGGGCCTGGACCTGGCCAAGCGCCTGCCGGCCCATGATCCGGTCTTCCTTCGACCCGGAGCCGAGCCCGACCACAACTTGAACCTCTAGGTCTTCAGGCCATTGCGATGGATCAACTTGCCGATACTGGCCGTCCACCCTGATCTGGAACGGCTGCGCATATCTGCGCATCAGCCCGACCTTCTTCATGAACAGCCGCGCAACGCCTTCCGCGAAGTTGCGGATGATGTAGCGCTCCATCTGCTGGCCCCGGCTCATCAGCTGGGCCTGTCCCTTGGCGGTCTCGTTGAGCGTGTCTTCGTCCACGCCCTTGTTCAGCCGGGTAATGCCGGTCCTGGACTCTCTCTGGCGGATTTTGAACTCGATTGCCTGCATGGCGACCGAACTCATGTCGTTCGGCCTGTCTGCCTCGGGCTTGATCGCGCCTTTCCATCGCACAACCGCGCCGGGGTAAACCGTCAGCAGGTCGTCGATCGTATGGTCGCCGACGCTATCCTCGTTGACGTAGGTTCGCGGTTTGAGGTTGTGATACAGCCCGTCGAGCATGTTGCGCTCGAGGACCGTGTTCACGCGCTGAATGTCCGTCACCTTGTCGGCCAGCGACTGACCGATCAGGCGGCCCTGCATCGGGAACGGGCACCAGAACTCGAACGGCTGATAATCGACCGGCTCAATCGCCAGTTTGCCGTCGCGCACCAAGACCGTGTTGCCGACGCGGTGAACGCACAGGCGCTCCGCAATCCCGTCCCCATCAAGGTCGTAAAGCGGATATTCCTCGTTCAGCCAAACCTTCCGGTTGGAGCCGTCGCGATCGAGGATTCCATACCATCCGTTGCGCCCGTCATCGCGCACGTTGCTGAGCGCGTTGGAGAACGGGTTGCTGCCTTGGCTTAGATCAAGCCCGTCAACGTCGAAGCCCATCTCCGTCAGGTCGGAAATGCTCTTCTGCGTGATGTGGGCGAGGTAAACCGCCGTGTCCAAATCCCGCGCATCCGGCGCGACCCGGAACTCCTCGAGCGGCACATGATAATCGGGGAACGTCGCGGCAGTTTCTTCCAGCGTCACGGCATGGATCATCGGTGAGCCGTCAACCGGGTGAAGCTGGTCGGTTTCTTGCGCCTGGATCGCATTGTCCGGCATCATCGCCGGGTGATACAGACCCTCGACCCGCTTGCGCCTGCGCTCTACACACGATTTGACCACGCCGATCTTCTCGGAGAGGCCAGACTTCGCCCAGTCGTGGATCAGGCGATAACCCGACTTGCGCCGGTAGATGTAGTGCATGGCCTCGGTAACATCGTCGGCCAGTTCTTCGTCATTCTCATTGGCGGGCTCGAACTCGACCACCCGACCGGACGCAACAAACGCCTCCAGCACCGAGGTCAGCATGTAATCGACGGTCTCGGCTACGTCCCGCGCAACAACCTGCGAACGACCGTCCTCTTCGTCGCCGTATTCCGCGCCGTTGTAGGAGTTCAGCGCAGCCTCAACGTCCTCGAGCAGCTTGCCGTCGTAGGCTCGCGCCTCTTCGTCCTGGAGGAAGGCGAGGAATTGGGGATCGGCATCCATAATCAGACGATCCCCCTCTTGCTGTACCTGATTTCCTGGGCCTTCTTCGGCTCATCGTGGGCGATGCACATCAACCCGAATGCATCGGCGCCGTGGCTCGACCAGTCGTGCTCTGGGCCAAGCCCAATGTCGCGGTTCTCGTCCTTGCGTTCGTGATACCAGCCCAGCGCGTCACGCCCGGCTTCCGTGGTCTTCTCGTTGAACCTGATCGACGGGAACAGCCGGCGGGATGCCTCGACCCGCTTCATCGCGGCCTGCTTGCCCTGGTTCTTGACCACATTGACCCTGAAGCCGGCGGCGCGAATGTGATCTTCGAACTTATCCGCCGTGAGATGATCCGGCGCGGCTCCATCATGCGGCAGATAGCAGAGTGCTGACCCGTAACCCTTCTCGCGCAGCCAGTTGAGGTGCGTCGCCAATGGTTGGCCAACGGCCTCGTAATAATTCAGCACGCGGATCGTGGAGCCGACGAACTGCGCCACCCAGATTGCCGTCGCATCCCTTGTGCCGATGTCCCAGAAGGCGCGGTATTCCATCAGCGGGTCGGGATCGACCTCGCCAATCCGCCCTTCCGCTTTCGCCGCCGTCAGGCTGGCCGCGTAATAGGCGCCCTCAGCGATCGTAACGTAATCGCCTTCCCAGATGTGCTCATACTGGTCCGGATGAATCCTGAGGCAGTCGAGCCGTTCTTGCTCGAGCTCGGCGGTGAACCACGGATTGTCGCGCCAATTGGCCTGGACGACCACAGCTCCGGTCGGAATCTCGTTCCCCCGGAACATCACGTCCACCGGGTCAGACTTGCGCCGACCGTTCCAGCTCCACCACATTTGCGAGCCAGAGGCGCGCATGGTCGGCCGATAGAGCGATATGCTCTTGGCGGTTGCCCCTTGCGCCTCTTCCCACCAACCGCGCTTGAAACCCTCCAGCGACTTGATGCTGTCGGCGGTGTAGTCGTTCATGCCCTTGAAGATGATTAATCCATCGCCGGGCGTTGTGATTACGTCGCGATAGACCTTGAACCCGTCTGCTTCGCCCAGCCCGAAAGCCGAGAGTTTGGTTTCCAGCAGCAGCTTGGACGATTGTGCGAGATCCTTTTGTATCTCTCGGATGCAGACCGACCTCAGGCCCTCGCCGCCGTTCTCTCCCGGCTCCGCAAGGCTGTCCTCGATCAATAGGCCGGCGAAGAAGTGGGACTTGCCCGATCCCCTGCCGCCGTGAGCGGCCTTGTCTCTTGCCGGCGCCAGTAATGGAGTGAAGACCTCGGCGGTCTCAATTTCCAGGACGGACAACAGTTCGCCTGATCTCGTGGATCAGCGGGTAGTCGGGGTCGCCGCTCACCTGAAGCGGCAGCACCTTGCCCACCAGCGTCAGGAACGCGGTCGGGTTAGCGTCCGCCTGCTTCTCCAGATATTCGACGCCGCCTTTGTTCTC